GCATGAGCGCACAAACGATGCAGACATTATTGTTCCAGACTCTCGTCAAGGATGGCGGCGCTTGCTTCACAGTGTTTTGAAGTCATATTTTGAAACAGGAAAATCATTTTCGTATTCAACAATTCTCATTCGTGAGTTTGGTGCAAAACTAAACACATTCGGCGGAACAGCAAGCGGGCCTGGTGCCCTCATTGAAGGTATTGACGACATTTGCAAGGTTCTCAACAATCGTGCAGGAAAGAAATTAAGGTCTATTGATGTTTTGGATATTTGTAACATTATTGGTCGCATTGTTGTTTCCGGCTCGTCACGTCGGTCGGCGCAAATAGCAATCGGTGACCCAGACGATGTTCTTTTCCTTCGTGCTAAGAACTGGTCAAGCGGTGACATTCCTGCATGGCGTGCTAACTCAAACAACAGCATCTATGCAGACTATTTTGACCACATTCAACCAGAACTTTGGAAGGGCTATAACGGAAGCGGTGAACCATACGGTTTGTTGAATCGCCGTCTTGCCCGTAAGTTCGGTCGTGCTGGAGAAGCGCGTCCTGACCCAACAATTGATGGTTTCAACCCATGTGCAGAAATTGCATTGGCTGATGGTGAGTCATGCAACCTTGCAACTCTTTTCCTTCCAAACATTTCATCGTTTGAACAATTCAAAGAAATCTCACGACTTCTCTATGTCACTCAAAAGCAAATCACCCGTATGGACTATCCATACGAAAAGACAACAAACATCGTTCGCAAGAACGCACGCCTCGGTCAGTCAATTACTGGAATCCTTCAAGCAAGCGACGAGCAAGTCTCTTGGCTTAGCGACGGATACGAATTCCTAGACAAGCTTGATGTTGAATACTCGGCAGAGAAGGGCTACCCACGCTCTGTTCGCCTAACAACAGTTCAGCCTTCTGGCACCCTTTCCCTTCTTCCAGGTGTAACCCCAGGAATCCATCCAGCATTTGCGCGCTACTACATTCGTCGTGTTCGTTTCGGTGCTGCCGATCCGCTCGTGAACGCATGCCGTGCCCGTGGCTACAAGGTTCAATGGGAAATCGGTCTTGATGGTAGAGAAGATCACACAAAGTATGTTGTTGATTTCCCTTGTCAGTCTCCAGAGAATGCAGTTTTAGCAAAAGACATCACAGCCGTAGAACAGCTTGAATGGGTTAAAAAGATGCAAACACAATGGGCAGACAACGCAGTTTCCGTAACTGTCTATTACCGTAAGGAAGAACTTGAGCAAATCAAGGAATGGTTGTCAAGCAATTACGACAACCACGTCAAGTCTGTTTCTTTCCTTCTTCACGCTGACCATAACTTCCCGTTGCCACCATATGAAGAAATCACCCATGAAGTGTACGAAAAACTGCTTGCAAAAGTTGACTTTTCAATCCCTATGGTTTTGACAGGAAATGACGAAATTGATCTTGATGATTGCGCGACTGGTGCTTGCCCTGTAAAGTAAAGGCATGCCCATAAACCTTTCACTCCAAGAGCGTTTCTCTAAGAAAATTAACAAGTCTGGTAGCGAGACACACCCAGATTGCTGGATTTGGGAAGGTGGAAAGACTAGTAAAGGCTATGGCTCTTTCAAGTACTACCAAGATAGGTCAGCGATTGGGGCGCATGTCTCAAGTTACCTATTTTATATCGGTGAAGTACCAAAAGGGATGCTTGTCCGTCATCGTTGCGACAACCCACCTTGTGTAAATCCAGAGCATTTAATTATCGGATCCAATTCTGACAATATGAAAGACATGTTTGAAAGAGGAAGAAATGGCCCTCAAACAAAAAAGCAGACTCACTGCAAAAAAGGTCATTCTTTTGAGGAATTTGAACCGATTGTATATGTAAAGAAACAGGGCAGGCAAATTGGTGAAGAATATAGAGTCTGCAAGGAATGCAAACGTATAAATGACTCAAAAAGAAAAGGGAATAACCTTGAATACATGCGTGAATATAATCGTAAAAATAGAGACAAACTAAATGAACAAAAAAGATTGCAGTATCACGCCCGTAAGAATCAGGAGTAGCCAATGACACAAAAATACGACTTCACATCAAGCGGTATCAAAGTAAAAGGCAATGACTCGTATCATGTCTTCAAATTAGAAGAACAAGACAAATGGGTACTTATCCGCTACAGAGATAACGTAACCTACGAAGCAGCAACCTTCGTCTCACCCGACGAAGCACGCGCATTCGCACACGCACTAGGCTTGGAACTAACTAAAGTAAAACAATGAGTATCTCCTATCTGGGGAGACTCGGTGTTCCTGATGTTTGCCACAAAGCCATAGGAATACTAAGAGAACTCGGTCTTGAAAAAGACATTCCATACAATTCCTATACTGGAGCTGTAAGTTTCAAAGGTTCCCTTGCTCTCGCATGCGGTTCAACATTAAAGAAACTTCAACCCTGGGATGGTTCCGTAACAGAAGATGGAATCCCCGTGCCTGAACACAGTATTAGTTTGTTCATGGAAACAGTTTCGTATCTAGAATCTTTAATTGATGACGATATTGATGAATGGTCTTCTAGTCATACATTTGCAGACATTGTTAGTTTGGTTCAAAAAGCAATAAACCGGATAGAAATAGCCATCACATGATTCTTCCCCACGAAATCAAATGGCTAAAAGCATGCCAGTCGTTAGCACCAATATTTTCCACGTGTTCCAAAAAACAATATGCTTCTTTTATAATAGCTACAAATAAGCGTGTTATTGGTTTTGGATACAATGGCTCCCCTCCAGGAATGCCACACTGCACAGACGGCCACTGCCCAAGACTCCACGAAGACTCGGCATCGGGAAGCGCCTACGATAACTGCATAAGCCAACACGCCGAAGCAGGAGCGCTCCTATGGTCAGACCCCTCCATGCGCATAGGGGCAACACTCATCGTCAACGGAACGCCCTGTATGGGGTGCGCCAAACTCATAGCCTCATCTGGGGTTATTAGAGTCGTTTGCATAAATGATGGAAACTATGTACAATGGCCTCTAGTAAAGCAGTTTTTTGCAGACGCAAAAATTGAGATAGTAGAACATGACATACAACTATGAAAAGGCATTCACAGAAGGCCACAAGTACAACAATATAGTTGCCAAGTTTCTCAGTGAACAAGGAATCCCCTGCAAAGTGCCAGAACTTGAACTCGCACAAAACAAAGCAGATCGTGCGCGGTTCACATTAGGTGAAAAAGACATCATCCTAGAAAAACTGCCTAAAGTTTTAGAAGTGAAAACAACACGTCGGGCATTTACTGATGATCCCCACGACTTTCCATTCTCCAATACAATCGTGGATACTGTTCACGGATACGAAAGTAAAGAAGTGAAGCCCTACGCATACATTCTTTACAGTCAACCAACAGGCTCAATGCTTGTCTTGCCGCCGTCCACAAAAAACAACTGGAACATAAAGACTATTTATGACACATATCAGGATTTGACGGACGACTTTTATCTCATCAATAAAAAAGACATACGCCCGATGGCCGACCTCGTAGCCCGACTCCTGCAATTGCAAAACGCAACACACTGACCTCGCCGGCTCCCCTCCGCTTCTACACGCCTATGCGCGAAGCGCACGATATTTTTTCAAATCAGTAAGACACAGCACTCCCCGTTCAGATAAATCTAAACGAATATGGAGTCTTTGATTATAAATTGTCCCCGTCAGCACTCTTCTTCTTAGAATTCGCATATCTTTCAAGAAGCCGGCGACCCTTAGCTGCAAGTTCCGCAGCATCCTCCATATTTTGAGGCACAGGCTCACCCCAAGCAGCAGCAGACAAAGCCAAACGCGTAGGCTTACCCTTCTCATCCTTCATAGGACCGCTCGGATTAGTAAAAAACCGAGTCAAAAAAGAACCCTTACGACGCATCTTCGTAGGAGTATTAGCAGCCCCACGAACACCAGGCAGAAGGCGAGAACCCTCAGTCTGTCTGAAATGGCGACGACCAGCAGCGGTTAAACCACCCTTAGGATCCCTAAGAACTTCACCCTTCTCAGAATGGTCTAAAACGCCATCAAACCCTTCAATGGGGTGCGAATACGGAAACCAGTCCAAATCATCCTCAGAAGCCGTCACAGCGTCACTCAGAGCATCCTTAGAAAGCTTCTCTTTCCGTTTATTAGCCTCTTCACGCTCAAGCAAAAGTTCAGACAAACGCTTCCTGTTTTCTTTTATTGTGTTAGTAATCTTTTCAGTTGCTTCAGGAGAAACCCTCCTTGATAAACCCCGATTAAGTTCCTCAGTATCAGCAACAACCCTGGCCTGCAACGAACTAATTTCGTTATCACGCTTCAGTCTCGCTTCGTTCTCTCCACGAACACGATCCTGCTCCCTAAGACGCGCAGACTCATCAACCCCTTCATTACCACCAACATTACGAGCATCTCGGTCAACGCCCCTATTAGCGTTCCTTCTTTTCCAATACGATTCTTCTTCAGGGTCGGCATCAAACCCTCTAGCATCCCTACTCTCACCAGGCATTGGATCCGTAGGAGCAGAAGGCGGTCTGTCATCAGCATTCAACAAACGCTGACGACCCTTTTTAGGTTTTTTAACAACAGGAATATTATCCCGACCATCCCGACCCGTACGCATCCCATCACCATCACCATCGGCACTAGCCGGATCAACAGCGCCACCAATAGAACGCCCCAAAGACTTCACATACAAATCAAAATCAAAAACCGCTTGCTCACCAACCACGCCATCAACACGATCAACGTCAAAAAAAACAGCATCCACAACACCATCCGCACT